TCTGTTGGGAATTTATATCTTGTGTCTACCGATGGTGTTATTGCCGAAACCGCATAAGTTACAGATTTATTTGGTTTGGAAATTCCTGTTGGGTCGGCATAGGTCACATTTAATTGATTTGTTGATGATGTTGTTCCTGTAATTCCAACAATTGTAGTTCCTGTTTGTGGTTGTACCGGGTTAGGGTCTTTACTTGTATATAAACTATTAAAAGTCAATAACCTACCTTTAGTAAAATCCTTTAAACAATTTGAATCAACTAAATAAATTACCACATTATCATAGTGAAATGCATTTGGGTTTGCAATGTTTAAAGTTGGCTCAACAATAACTTTAATTCTGTTAGGACCACCTGTAACATCAGTATCAAAATACTTTGACTTTAAATTAAATAAATTAGCTCTTTCCCATATAGGTAAAACACCCACCGCATTTGATGTTGTGTTTACCGCATTAACATTTGCAAAAATTGGTGTTCGTTTTCTCAACACTCTTTCTAAAACATCAGGAGAACCAAGACCCGCCAACGCTTTTTTACTGTCATCATTCTGTATCGTATAGTTTGTGTAGTTAAAGAATGATGCTGAACAAGATGGTGAATCTTCTTCATAAGCCTTCATGGCCTGACCACCTAACTCACCTTCACCTAAACTTTCAGTTTCACAAGAACACGCATTACAATCAGGATAAGACAACATAGGAAGTGGTATACTTACAAATGGGTTACTAATGTCTATTATACTATTAAACACATTTGTAGGTGACAAATAACCAAGGTCAGCCCCAAATACGTTAATAAACGAAATTATTAAATTTAATATTCCCGCTAATGTTCCAAATACAAAAGCTATTAAAAATTTAACTATCGGAAATATTAATGCCAATATATGAGCAGCATACACCACACTTAATAATGGGATGAACAAAATTGACAATAAGACTGATACTAAGAAATAAACTATGTCACTACTCATAACCGCATCTGTAGTTGGAAATTTGTTGTTCTCAGTCGTACAACTACTGTCGGTAATGTCTTTGATTCCTAAAAATCTTGACCTAATAGTTCCTCTTGAGAATTGGTCAATGTGTTGTGCTGTTGTGTAAACTTTATTATATTCAAACTTGTAAAACGTGTCTACGCAATTTATTGCATCGGTTATTCTTTGGTCTATAGTTACGGTTGTACCCGTTGTATATCCTGTCCAATCAACACCAAAATAATAACTTGCTTTAGCACTTATGTAATTTGGGTCCGTACTTGGTAAATTAATTAACGGGTCAGTAGTAGATACAGTCCATCCATGTTCTCTTACGTTTGGAACTAAGAAATATCCTCGTCTAACATCCCCACCCAATTCATTAGATTGTTTCCACTTAATTTTGAATCTGTATTTACCCGATGTTGGTATCCCAATTGTTGGGTCAGGGCTTATAATTTGTTCTCCAAATTCATTTGTAACCAAGTAATCCAAGTTCATTGGTACTTCCAACATCCAAACACCGTTTTCATCAATAACATTACCATCGTTATCTAATCGGTATTGTTCAAGAAAAGGTCGGTCATATTCATCTAATATCGGTGTTTGTCTAATCGCAATGATTTGACCCGGACCTGTTACTAAACTACATAAATCACCACCATCTAAACTTGGTCTACAATTTTGTTTTAATGGGTCTTCATCATCTCCTGAGATTAGAGAACCCATAAATGTTGATGTTGGTGTGATTTCAATACCTAATTGTCTCAAGTCAAAATCAACTCTTTCAATTCTAATCTGACAAATGGATTCATCTCCCCAAAACGGACTTACACTTATGTTTTCATTGTAAGAAACAATCTGTGGTAGGTCTTCCAAATCGCTAGATGTTTTAAATTTAGTACCACTTATTTGGTCAGTTGTCGCTCTACCCATTCTAATTAAATCTTGTGGACTCAACGAGAAAGGACCAATATCAGATAAGTCCATGTCCATTACGATAGTTTGGTTTCCCAACGGAGCACCAAAAATCATATAGTCACCCGACTCATTTGTTTTTACTGTGTACTTGTAATATTTTTCGTAAACTTCTAATACAGTTTGATTTGTTAGAACATCTTCTAAAGAAGGAAATGTTCCTGTTGGTGAATGACCACCATGGCTAGCCTCGTAAGGTAATAAATTATATCTATAACCATCCTCATTCTTATCACCGTATTGTTTATACGGATAAAGTGTTGATATCACCGGGTCCAACTCATCTATCTCTGAGATTGGAACAAATACTGAAACTCTAACGTTTGGAACCCCATAACCCCCATTTGCAACTACACGACCAGCAACCACACCATAGTCGGAACACATTCTTGTGTATATTTCCGATTGGAGGATTTTAAGTGAAAGAATTTCAATTGATTCCCAATCTTGGTCTAATTGTACTTGTATTTCTCGGTCGACTCCGACTTGTGTTCGTAATCTATAATTTTTGTTCATGGGTTACCTGATAAATAGTTGTTGGTCTATTTTAGAAAAAATAGACGTAAACTGAAAAAAATAAATCATCAGGAAATAGTTGTTGATGTATAGTTCTTAACTAACACAACAATATCTTTTTCAGGGAATCTAACTTGGTAAATTTGACTTGGTTGAGCGAATAAAATACCATCAATTGGTTGGATTTCTCTTGTCTCATTATTAGCATATGTTTGAGATGTTTGAGACGAACTATACTGTCCACCAACTTTATTGTAGAATCTAATGTTACCAACGTTGATAACACCATTTTCACTTTGGATTGCTCTATTAATGTTGGCAATGTAAACATTCTCACCTAAACCTCTATCCAATGGATTAAACAATAAACTAACTCTATCAATAATGTTTGCTATAACCACACCCTGATTCTGAGTGTTGTCTAACACAGCTTCAATTTCAATACCTAAATCAATTACATTGGCAACTTGAACAGCAATATAATCATTTAACATTCTATAGTTTGATAGATACTCAGCAATGTTCTGTTTCAATGTATTTGAAACAATCTCGGTCAATGAACCATTAGTATCATAAGAAAGAATCTGAACATTAATTTTGTTATCGTTCTCAATAATTGAAACTTTTGCAGGTGCACCAAACTCAGAAGGCATCTTCTGTATAAGGGCTTGGTAATCGGCAACTGTAACCGCTCTGTTTTGGGATGCGAAGTTATAAGTCACAAAGTTTCTTACTTCATCAGTTGTTGGATAACCAGCACCACCAATTGCGGCCGTTACGTTATTACATCTTAATGAGTTAATAACTTGGGTGTTAGTTGTTTCGTTTGGTCCGTTTACAAAGAAATTAACTGTTCCAACCGTATTGATTGTATTGATACCTAAGTTAGTTCCCAATCCACCACCTACTCTATATTGAATGAACAATGTGGTATTTGGTTGTGGTGTTGAACCTAACGCAAAATTGTTTTGGTATTTAGCCAAGTTCATTGGAACCCCCAATGCGGTGAATTGTCTTAATTGGTCTTCAGCGGTATTTGTTCCACCACCAAAGGTTAATTTCATAAATCCTTCTGAAGTATATTCAGTAACAAACCTTTGTTGTGTTTGGATGTATTTTCCAACTTTAACACCGGGTTGGTCGGACCTCTTTGTGATATCGGCAATAAACACTCTATCATCGGCAAGTGAATCAACTTCGTACCATTTACCAATGGGATTCAAAAATTCAGGTGCCGATGGAACGTTTGAATAATTTGTTCCTTGTCTTTCAATAATTGCGGTAACCCCCAATACATTCTTCTCAGGTAAGAAAAATTCAAAGAAAGGTCTAACATCATTTGGTGTAATAACTCTCTTAAATACCTTTGTCACACCGTTTACAACTATTTCTCTCTTAACAATGGTATAGTTAATAAGGTTGTTGTTGGCATCAAAGTTTGGAATCTTTAATCTGTTTGGAAATCCTTCAGAATTAAATGGTGAAGCAAAATCAATATCATTTACGTTTTCAAATACTTGACCCGCACCAAACACTTGTGAACCTTTTCTTAATACCCCCAAGTATCTTTCATCTTCTTTATCACCAAACGCAGGAACGGTAATTGAAAAGTCAGTCAAAGCAACTGATGGTCTTTGACCAGGTATTTTTAATCCGTAAGTTCTTGCAATGTTGTAAACTGATGAACGTTGTTGAGCATATTGAAGAACCGTCTCTTGGATACTTCTATCAATGTGAAAGTGTAAGTTGTCAGCAACCGCAGCATTCAAATCCATCAATACCGAAAATACTGAGGCATCATTAAAGTTGTTGATTAAATCGGGGTAGTACTGTTTAACATAGTTTATTAATTCTTGTCTTATACCCTGAAAGTCCCTTGCAGTATACGATATCTGTTGATTTGCCATATAAATTAAATATTGATTATTACAAAATCTTGAGTTCCAAATGCGTCGTTGGTTACTGTGAAATCAACTCTAACTTTTGCGGTATATTCTACCACTCCTTGATTTGGGATTATTAATCCCTGATTTATAACATTACCAGCGGTTGTCACAGTTTGAGTAGATTCTTCTTGTGTAGCATCGGTAATACTAATTGTTGTGATTTGTAGGTTTGGAATGTATTTAGAAACACTATCTCTAATCTCCGCCTCAATGGCCGAGAATGTAGGACCATCCAATGGGTCAAATATAAATTCCATTAGTCTTGTTCCAAAATCGGGTAAGTAATACCTTGACCCTTTTCTTGTTAATAACAAATGAACTAAATCGGTTCTTACTTCTTCTTTGGCATAATCAGTTAAATCCAAATATTGTCCATTGAACGAATCGGTAAAGGGGAATGTTATTCCATATGTTTTTCCATTAGCCATTGTCTATAAATATATTCGTGTTCCCTTTTTTGTGAAGGGGATAATATGCACACTCTTTACAACCATTCCCGCAACAATAACCTCGTTTTAAATGAAACTCTTTTGTGAAGACGTATTTTCCATCTTCAATATAAAAATCAGAAGGGGAAAGCTTTTGACCCTCCCCTTCGTTTGATGTGTTTATATTGTTATTATTTAATTTCACACGCTCCACCAGCACAAGCCAACTCACCACTTAAATCTGTGTTGTCTTGTAATTCAACAACTTTTGATAAATCAATTGAACTAAGTTTAGCAAACAATCTGTCGTATTCTTCTTTTGTACAATCTTCAAATGGTGCTTGAATGTAACTTCCACCATCATAAGGTAATACTGACAAACCGTTATAGAAATCACGATTTTCCCACATCCACTCACCAGCCAATTCCCAATCTTCATTTTTCAAACTGATTGTTGC